CCTTATAATGATGCAACTGCTCCCGTTATGACATATTTTGCTATAGATACGAGACATGATAAGGATGTCTTATATACTTGTGGATATACACTTCATGATCATTATAATGATTCTGATTCGGTCATAAATATATCATATCTTGTAAAAATACATAACAATACAGGTGAAGTATTAGGTGTAGATTTAAAAACATTTTTTTCAAGTTTATAGGAGGTTTATATGCCAGCAGCAACAAGAATAGGTGATGCCGATATAACACATTGTTCTCCAATGGACAGAGCTGAAGGAAGTCCTGATGTTCATGTTAATGGAATACCTTGGTCTAGACAAGGAGATAAAAATACTGTTCATAAGCTGCCGGGAAATCCATGCCCATCACATGCCGTACCAATAACCACAGGTTCAACAACAGTATTTGTAAATGGAAAAGGCGCAGGTCGTATTGGTGATGGGATAACTACGTGTACTGCAGTAGCCGCGGGATCTGGTAATGTTTTTGCTGGTGGTTAATAGTTAATAATACCTTCGTTTCAGAGTATAAATAAAGTTATGAGTATAAGTTCAAGAGTAAAAGCATATAGCGACATAGACCTAAAGTTTAGGATAATACCTAACTCTGGTGATATTGCGCTTAAAAAAGATGTACTAGCGGTCAAGCAGTCTGTAGTTAACATTCTGTTGACTAATAGAGGGGAGAAAGTATTTGATCAGGATTTTGGAGCATCCCTTAGGGATTATCTATTTGAACATTTTGATTCTATTACAGTCGCTGCTATTAAATCAAGAATAACAACAGCCATATTAAACTATGAACCTAGAGTTGAGATTATAGAGTTAAGGATTACTGAGATCCCAGAAAGAAATGCCTTAAAGATTGTATTAGAACTTAATATAATCTCACCCGAAGAAGTAACCACAACCGTAGAATTTATTGTAGAGAGATTACGCTAATGCCACATACACCAGGAAATCTGAACGTAACTGAGTTAGATTTTCATCAAATTAAAGACAACCTTAAAGCTTTTCTTAAAGGACAAACTGAGTTTGATGATTATGACTTTGATGGATCTACAATCAACGCCATATTAGATCTATTAGCATATACTACCCATTATAACGCATTCAATGCTAATATGGCGTTGAATGAATCTTTCCTTGATACAGCGCAGATACGAAGTTCAGTGGTATCACATGCTAAGTTACTAGGATATACACCTAGATCAGCATATGCACCTAGAGCTACGATAGATATACTAATTAATAATCCTACGGGTGTGATGAATTTAGACGGAACTTTCAGATCGATGCTTTTGCCACGAGGTACTTTATTCAAGTCTATTGTTGATGGGTCAACTTTTAACTTCGTGAATGTAAAAACTATAGCTATTCCGAGAATAAATGGCATATATAAGTTTGGTGATGTTGAATTACTTCAGGGTGAGTATAAGACAACCAAATATACATATGATAAAAACACATCTGAAAAATTTGTATTACCATCTACGAATGCAGTAACATCGTCACTAATTGTTACTGTAAGAGAATCTACAAATTCTTCTAACTTTGATACTTTTGTGTTATCCACAAACTTAGTTGATATTGTAGAATCAACTAAAGCGTATTGGATTCAAGAATCAAAAGAAGGATTCTATGAAGTATATTTTGGTGATGGTAAAATAGGACAGTCGTTATTTGATGGCAATATCATTGAATTAGAATATGTCGTTACTGAATCAGCTGAAGCTAATGGGGCTAGTAAATTTACACTAGTTAATGAGATTGATGGTAACTCAGATATCACTATCACAACAATAGATCCCGCTTCAGGTGGAGCGAAGGGTGAAGATGTTGACTCTATTAAGTTCAATGCCCCCTTAGGTTATATTGCACAGAATAGAGCAGTAACACCTGATGATTATAAAACACTTATTCAGACCAACTTCCCAAACATTAGAGCTATATCAGTCTGGGGTGGCGAAGATAATGATCCACCTGATTATGGTAAAGTATTTATAACGATAGCACCAAAGGATACTGAGGTATTATCGTTTGAAGATAAAGAGCATATTAAAGCTCGATATCTGAAACCAAAGAATGTAGTATCTATTACACCTGTGATTATTGATCCGACATATACATATATTAGTTTAGATATCTTTTTCAAATATAATCCTAATACTACTACTGCGTCAGTTGATACTCTAGAAGAAAAAGTTAGAAATACTATAATAACCTATCAGGAAAATGAATTAAAACAATTTGATGGTGTGTTTAGATACTCTACAGTATTAAGCCGGATTGACAATACTGATTTTGCGATTATAAACTCGTTTGCACGTGTATATATGATGAAACGATTTTCGCCAGAATTTGGTCCTGTCGGACAGGCCATAGAGCAAAAAGTCGAATTAAGATATGCGGCACCTATATTAAAAACTACTGTTACGGGATCTATCATAACATCTTCTGAGTTTGTATATCTTGGACAAACAGCTACATTGCAAGATATATTATCGACATCTGGAGTTCGTATAATTAGAATTGTAAGTAGTCGTACAGGTAATATCTTACATTCTTCAATAGGGTTTATAGAAGAATTAACAGGTAAAGTTATATTAAATGGATTCGCTCCGTCCTCGATAATTGATTCGGACGTTGATTATATTGAAATTAGAGTACCAACTAATTCTTATGATTTAGCTCCTAATCGTAATGAACTATTAACTATATTAACAGACGATATTCAAATTGTCGGCGAAATAGATACAATGATTACTGGTGGTACATCAGCAGGTATCGACTATACCACAACTTCTAAGGAGGCGTAAGTATGGCGAATCATCGACCAAGCTCTTTTAATATATCATCTGAGGTAAGCACCGTGCTGCCTCAGCATATATCTTCTTCTGCACCAGATCTGGTAACTTTTCTAGAAAAGTTTTTGGAGTTTATGGAGACAGATAATAAATCTTTATTTTATCTGAATAGTATATCAGATGTGAGAGATATTGATGAAGCTGAAGATATTTTCTTAGCGAGATTGCAGAATGAGATCGGTCAAGCAGTACCAAGACAATTTCCTGTTGAACCTAGATTGTTATATAAACATTTAACAGAGTTATATAGATCACGGGGTACTATTGATTCTATTAAAGCCTTCTTTAGACTCTTTTATGATGATGAAGTTGAGATATATTTTCCTAAAGATGATTTGTTTGCCCCCTCTGATGGTAGATGGTTTGATCAAACTGAGGATACTATAGCTAATCCATCTAACTTTGCTGCAGCATATACCTATACATTAACATCAGCAACTTCTATCCTATCCGGTATGGATGATATGGGAAATAAATTATTGTTTGATGGGATATTGGTATATGTAGATGATGTTTTAACAACTGATTTTAAAACATCTGTTAAACCCTCTACTAATGAAATAGATTATTTTATTACTTTTCCTACGGCAATAGCTTCAGGTAAAGTTATTAAAATATATAGAAAAGGTGTTTTTACTACACCGGATGGTTTCGTATCAAGTTCTAAGAAGTTACAAGATTCTTTTTATTGGCAAAGATTTTCGTATGTATTAAGAACAGGAGCTAATGCAGAACTTTGGAGTAACGCGTTCAATCGATTAATTCATCCAGCTGGATTTATATTCTTTGGTGAGATATTACTTACTATATATCTTAACTCAATATTAAGTTTAAACCAGCCAGGAAGACAATCTGGTGGACTTCCCTTTCCTGTGGTTATTCCGGTAACACGTGGAAAATCTGAATGGAATGAGCTATATAATGTCAATCCTACTGCGGAATTCATACTTGCCCATAAGGACGATGAGGATGGGTTTGATATACAAGAATGGAAATTTGATAAAGATTATGTTAAGCATTTTGTTGTTAAATCAAGTGTTAATTATTTCTTTTATGAAGCTATATCAAATATAACACATTCAGATCCATATGACATATCTGATGATCCTGCTAATGATATTAGTAATTGGAGAAGATTGAAATATGGTACTGATGGATGGGAGTTATCATCTTATGTATTAAAAGAATTTAAATTTGATCATCATGAAGGTGCGATTGGAAGAGAATGGTTTGATAATTTTAAATTCCACTTGATTTCTCCTATACATAACTGGAGAGATGTGACAAATGTCGATATAATAAATAAGATAGTAGATGGTAATGTAGAAGCGGAGATCTATCAATCAGATCCTAATGGACCAGTCCACAATATAATCACCGGTGTTGATATGCCACCAGTAATTACCGGTCCTGTGCAATTTCTACTATATCTCTAAATAAACTATATAAATATACTTAAAGTATATCCAGTAAACTAAAAGGTCTCACAATATGACAGCTATTATTACCAGCCAATTCAGATTAGATATGGCAAAAAAGGTGATTACAGATGTAATCGCATCATCGTATTATTTGTTTATAGGTCGTTCTGAAGCATGGCCTAATGAGCAACTTGCTCCTGCTCCTTATGATAATGAGTATTCATATCATTATGACACACATCAACGAATGCAATCGTTGAAACTAATCGGGCAAACTGATGTAACATTTGCCACTGTTAGAAATCAATGGCAATCAGGAAAAGTGTACGATGAATATGATGATCAAGATGCTGGTTTAGAAGCTACTGATCGTAAATATAGTGTTATTACTGATAATCTTAATGTTTATATATGTCTTAAATCAGGCGGGGTATCCGGTTCAACACAATCACCTGATGAGGCTGGTGTACAACCTGCAGGTGTTATTAATTTTACTAGTATAGATGGGTATATATGGAAATATTTATACACTTTATCTTCAGAGGCCGCTAGTAAGTTTTTGACCTCAGCATTTGTTCCCGTAACATTTGTTCCTTCTAATCCAGGAACAACGGCTGATACAGCACTTGTTAATCAATTTACTGTGCAAGATAATGCCGTAGATGGAGCTGTATATAATATCAAAGTGACTAATCCTGGTTCGGGTTATACATCAGCCCCATTAGTTACAGTGGTTGGTGATGGCGATGGATTAATAACAGCAACTGCAGTTTTAGGAACTGGAGCCTCGGCAGGATCTATAGTGAACATTAATATTAATTCTGGTCATTATGGATCTGGGTACACTCAAGCTAATGTAATACTGACTGGTGGTGGAGCTAGTAATGCTACAGCGAGAATAGTATTAGGTCCACGTGGAGGGTTTGGTGCTGATGCTCGTAATGAGTTAAGAGCTCATTATGTAGCAATAAACGCTAAATTGGATAATGCCCCTGAACATATCATAGATAATACTTTTAGACAAATTGGGATTATTAAAAATCCTATAGCATCTACTTCGGGATCAGTCGCAACAGCAGACACCTTATCCGCTACTCATTCATTAAATGTTGCCCTAGGGGGGGACTTTCCGTTTACAACTACAGATACTATTATAGAAGGTGTAGGAACAACAGCTTCTGGAGCTAGAGGTATAGTAGATCACTATGACAGTGTAAATGGTATTATACGGTATCATCAAACAACAGAGACGGGATTTGTAAATTTTACTATTAATGATGATATAGTAAAAGTTATCAATGGATCACCCGCGGGCACTGGTGTGGACTGTACGCAAGTGGCAGGTCCAGACATTAAAAAATATTCAGGTGAGGTTATCTTCATCGAAAACCGAGGTGCTGTATCTAGATCAGACACTCAAGTTGAAACAATTAAACTTGTTTTAGAATTATAAAGGAACAGACATGACATTAAAGTTTAATATAAAGCCCTACTTCGATGATTTTGAAACACCTACAGGTGTGGGTGAACTTTCTCCAAAAGAGAAATATCATAAGATTCTATTTCGTCCATCTCATGCTGTACAAGCAAGAGAATTGACACAATTACAATCTATACTACAAAATCAAGTTACTTCAGTAGGGAATCACCTTTTTAAAGAAGGGTCTATGGTTATACCCGGCCATGTATCCGCTTCTACAAAGGTAGATTTTATTAAACTTCAATCGAGGGGAAATGTATCAGATCTCTCGGTTCTAATAGGTAGAACTATTGAAGCTTCTAATATCTCTTCAGGTACTACATCATCTCTGCAAGCAATAGTAGTTGCTGTAGCCCCCGCTGTAGGTACTGAGTTGGACACTATATATGTGCAATATCAAAGGTCAGGGGACTCAGATAATGAAAAGAAATTTACTGCAGATGAATATATAAAAACACTGGCTTCTACGGGTCAGTCATCATTTTTATTACAGACAGCAGCGGTGTCTACTACACCAATTGGTTTAGGATCTGTAGCGTTCTTAGAGTCGGGCATCTATTTTATTAAAGGGCATTTTGTTGTTGTACAGAAAGATCAGATCATATTAGAGAAATATGGGCAGAAGCCTACATATGATATAGGTCTTAAAATAACAGAGTCTATTATCACCTCAGCTGAAGATACTACACTTACTGACAATGCTAATGGTACTCAAAACTATGCTGCTCCTGGTGCTCATAGACATCAAATTACGACTGAACTAATTATACAAAATATCGGAATTGATTCAGCAGGGACAGATGATGAGTTTGCACTACTGATTCAAATTGATGAAGGTGTCATCATCAAACAGGTGCGTGCAACTAGTTACTCTGTCATTGAAGAAACATTAGCAAGAAGAACATTTGACGAATCTGGTAACTATACAGTAAGACATTTTGATATAGATGTAAAACAGAATCCGTTAACGGATACTATGCTAATAGCAGGATTAGATCCTTCGAAGGCATATGTTCAAGGATATGAAATAGAAACATTATCTACTATTAGTGTAGATCTTAAAAAAGCAAGAGAGACTGCGTTATTCGAATCGGCAGCATTCCCTATTCAAATCGGTAATTATATTGATGTTACTAATGTTCTAGGTGTGCCCGATATTTCAGATTTTTCACAAATTACCATAAGCGGAGCTGTGTATAATGCTTCCCAACCTGTCAGTAATGTGATAGGCAATGCAAGATGTAGATCTTTTGAAAAGATACAAAATGGCGCCACTCAAGCAGATCATATATATAGATTGTATCTATTTGCAGTAAATATTACTGCATTAGGTCGTACCAGCTTCAGTGATGCAAAAAGTTTTATTTCCACAAGTAGGACCCCTGACTTTTTCGCTAATATCGCGCTTGCACCGCAGGAGGCCGCAGTATTAAAACAAGTTGGTAGAAACTCAATGGTATATCCATTACCATTTGATAGAGTGAAAACTTGTAATTCTGACTTGTCTGGAGTTGATGTTAATGGTTTTAATTATGTCTATGATACTATAAGACTATTCAGTGGACAGACGGTCGCTGCTAATCAGGTGATATTTTCAACTATATCTGACGAAAATTTTAATGGTTTTAGTTCTAAATGGACTTTAGTTCAGGACGATGATGGTGTGATCCTGCCGATAGGTTCAGGTGACATAAATTTAACTAATAATGCTACCGGAGGTACTGGTTCTACTAGAGTTACTATAAATGTTAGTGCGTATGGTGTTCCTAATGGAAAGAAATTATCGTTAATAGCATCTACTAGACGTACACTTAGGGAGAAAACGAAGAGTCTTGTTAGTTCAGGAAGTGTTCCTAATGAGAGCCTAATAAAAATATCAAATCCAACTAATGATATGAGATTAGATCATGCTGATGGATATAGATTATTGTCCGTATATATGTCGCCTGATTTAAACACAGAGGCTAATTCTTCACATCAAAATGTTACTGAATATTATCGTCTTGATGATGGTCAACGTGATAACTTTTATGATCTAGCCCGATGTCAACTAAAAGCAGGAAGTCCATTTAGAGCTACAGGTCAGTTAGAAATAAAATTCAATTATTTCAGTCATAGTATAGGGGATTTCTTTTCAGTAGATAGTTATCCAGTCGATTATGAATTGATTCCTAAGTTCAATTCTACAAATACAGGCAAAACAATTGAGTTACGAAGTGCAATTGATTTTAGACCTAGAGTAGGTGATAATGGTAGTAATTTTGATTCATCTACAACAGGTGCCTTAACTGCAACTTGCCCTGATCCAAACTCAACATTCACTACTGATATACAATATTACTTATCACGACTAGACAAAATTGTTCTAGATTCTAAAGGTGAGTTTTCTGTTATCGAAGGTGCTCCATCATTAGATCCTGAATTGCCGGATTCACCTAAAGAATCGATGGTTCTTTACCATGTATTAGTGCCGGCGTATACACTGGATGCAAGTGAAGTTGAAACAGCTCTTGTTGATAATAAGAGATATACGATGCGGGATATTGGTAGACTAGAAAAAAGAATTAATAATATAGAATACTATACATCATTATCATTATTAGAGTCAGAAGCCTCTAATAAACCTATACAGGATGCTGATGGTACCTTCAGAACAAAATCGGGATTTGTAGTAGATTCTTTTAATACTCATTCAGTAGGTAATGTAGTATCACCAGATTATAAGGCATCTATAGATAGACTAAATCATACGCTTAGACCATTATTTGTAGAAAAGAATGTTAAATTAAGACCAGCACTAGGTAATGTTCTTGGGGCATCAACTCATATAGTAAAGACAGGTGATCTTATTACATTACCTTTCACTCCAGTTACATTATTTAATCAGAATAAAGCATCAGCTACTATTAATGTAAATCCATACCAAGTATTTGAATGGACAGGTACTATTGAGTTATCACCATCACAGGATGAATGGCGGGATACTATTAATAGACCTAGAATTACAGTTAATCAAGATGGTGTCTATGACGCAATGCTGGCTATTATTGATGCCACAGATGCTATGGGGACTACATGGAATTCATGGGAAACTAACTGGACCGGTATTGAAACATCGGAAACTTCAGTTATCAATACATTAGGTCATACTCGAGGGGGTCAAGCAACAGCTACTAATGTTCATAATAATGCTTCTGACATAGTGACAACTACTACAACTACAGAACTACGTCAAACCAGAACGGGTATAGAAACAACTCTTACACCTTCTACACTCACAACCAATTTGGGGGATCGTGTAGTTGAAATCAACTTTGCGCCATTTATTCGTTCTAGATTGGTATCGTTTAGAGCTACTAACTTAAAACCACTGACTAAAATGTATGCGTTCTTTGATGGTGTCGCTATCAGTAATTGGGTCCGGTCGAATGATGTGTATGTAGATTTTACGGGATCTGATGCTGAGATTGAAGCACAAATGCTTCTGAACTATAATGATGGAGCAACACCACCCGTAGCTCTTCCTGGTGGAACTGGTGATCTTGAACATCCTCAAGGTAAGCTTGATATTATAACAGATGAATCAGGTTCGATTACAGGATCTTTTTGGATTCCTAATACGGAGTTACACCGATTTAAAACAGGAAGTAGAGTATTCAGATTATCTGATGATCAGAATAACATGACTATGTTTGAAAGCACCTCGGCTGCCACTCAATATATCGCTAAAGGTTTAATAGAAACTAAAGAGAATGTCACAATCTCAACTAGAGTTCCTATGTTAAATCAGAACCAAGTGTTTGATGACAGGACAGTAGTTGACACTAGCGTCCAAGCTGCTACTAGATGGTGGGATCCATTAGCACAATCATTCTTGTTGGATGCTGAAAAGCAACCATATGGGGCATGTTTAACTTCAGTTGATTTATATTTTCATACTAAATCTGAAACACTTCCGGTGACACTCCAGCTTAGAGAAATGAATCAAGGTATACCGACAGCTGTTGTTGTTCCATTCTCTAATGTCACATTAAATCCAAATGATGTTAACGTAGTAGATTTAACTCAAGGTCCTCCAGACTCTAATATATCTACTACTTTTGAATTTAAATCACCTATTTATCTTCAATCAGGTAGAGAGTATTGTTTTGTTGTAATGTCTAACTCAATTGATTATGAATGCTGGTATGCAGGTATCGGAGAAAATGATTTTGAGTCTGGTAAACGTATCTCCAAACAACCATATGCGGGTGTATTATTTACATCACAGAACGCATCTACATGGTCAGCGGATCAGAATAAAGATCTGAAATTTAAGATGAATCGTGCTAAATTTGACAATAAGAAACCTGATGGTACTGATAATAAAGGCACACTTATATTACAAGAATCAACTTTACCTGTAGTAAGATTACGTAACAATCCTATTAGAACTAAAGTAGGTTCTACTAATATTCGTGTATTCCAAAAGAATCATCACTTTATGGATTTGAAGAACAATTCAATATCGTATGTAACAATTTCTGGTATAACAGGAACACTTAATGGTATACCTAATGCAGAGTTAAATGGACAACATCAGGTATTTAATGTAGAACAAGATTCATATGAAATTGGACTTAACTCAAATTCTACTATAACTACAAATGCAACTTCATCAGGTATTTCTGGAGGGAATAATATATACGCAACAGAGAATGTGATGTTTAATACAGCTCATACAGCTGTCCAATCAATGAACTTCCCTGTTACTAAGTCTTCATGGGGAGTTAAGATGCTTGAAGGTGTCTCATTAGGTGATCAGACATCCGCTCCTTATCAAAATAGAGTAGAGCCATTCTCACCTATAGTTATAAATCGTAACTTTCATGTTGATAATCCAAAAGTAATTGCAGGTCCAGGAAATGGACCTTTACAACCGTCATTCACATTACAAGGGATATTATCCTCTGACTCTGATTATGTATCACCTATCATTGATCTAGAAAGATGTTCCCTTATTTGTGTTCAAAATCGTATTGATAATGTAACAGGTATCACTGAGACATTCGACCTTCAAGGTTTATGGGATAATTCGAAAACCTATGAGGTCGGTCAGATAGTAACCTTTAATGCTTCATCATATAAAGCAGTGGAGTCTCATACTGGTAAAGAACCATTATCTGTAGGTAATCTTGATGTTTGGGTTGCAGTTTCCAATGTCGGACTTCAGGTGTTTGAATTGCTGGTAGCCCCTATTTCTATAGTGGAGGAAGACGGAACTTCGAATGTAGAAGCTAGGAATCTTACTGTATTCGTTGATGATGTAGAGAGAACTGATTATGTATTAACGGAAGAAACAGCGAATGACGGACTAAGAATATTGACATTTAATTCACCCATTAACCCGACTAGTGGAGTAGTGAAGGTCGATGTTATATATCAACCGGGTCAAATATCTGGTAAAAATATAGTTCATGACTATGTGCCTGATACTAAGAATGGGGCATCGGGTCTTGCAAAATATCTAACTAAAAACATTCAATTAAAAGATATCGCTGATGAGATCAGAGTACTCCTTGATGTTAATAGACCATCAAATGCATTTGTCGATTTATACTATAGAACGTGTACTGATGGAACTGAGATTGATTCACGTGCATGGAGACTAGCTGAACCTGTAGATGACGATATCCCGTTTTCTGATAATACAGTAGATTTTAGAGAAGTCGAATATCAGATAACACCTGGTGATTTCTCAGTATTCGCTTTGAAAATAGTACTTAGGTCTTCTAACTCTTCTAGAGTACCTCAATGTAAAGATTTAAGAGCTATTGCGGTTAAGAAGTAAGAATATTATGACAATGATTCCTGTAAAAGGTAATAAGCATCTATTTAGAGATTCTGATTCTAATGCCATTATAAATATGGGTAATAACAAGAGTAGTGATAGAGCTTATCGTGCAGTTAAAGATAGAAATATGCGAATAGACAACGATATAGAAAACTTAAAGCAAGATATGGTTGAAATAAAAACTATGTTGATACAAATATTGGAGAAGTAGTAAATGTCAAAAGTAACAGTAAACACCACCCACACCTTCGAGGAATGGAGGGTCAAAACTAATGAGATTGGTTCTGGATTAGGAGACATTGCCTCACTTACTCAAAATGCCTTAATTGAATATACAACACCAATCTCTGGTATTAATGATATCACCTTTACAGGAACACCCGCGGCGTTTAAGGCAACTATTAACAACAAGGCAACACCAGTTCCTGTATATGAGATAACTATATCTTCCGCAGGAACTGGCTATGCCGTTAATGATACTATTAAGTTACTTGGATCATTAGTAGGTGGTGTTGATGACATTCATGATATTATAATTACAGTAACAGAAATAGGAATAAGTGGTGCTGTTTCTATGGTCACTTTCACGGGTACACCAACAACTGATCTTGTTAGTGAATTAAATTTGTTAAGATCAGAAGCTGGTGTGGAAGTTTTAACTACTACTATTAAAACTACTTCAGGCGCCATTAATGAACTTGATGCCCTTCAAGGTGATACTAATATTAAAGTATCTAAAGCAGCAAACTTACCCAAATCTACTTTCAGTACAATAACTGATGGTCTAAAACAAATTGATGATTTTCAAGGTAATAATACATTAACTACTACTGCCACTACTACTTCAGCTGCTATTAATGAGCATGAAACTGATATAGGCACTATGGTGTTTGCTACGTCTGTAGCTGATGGATCTACTGTCCCTGGAGCTCTCGTAATTGCCGCAGGTAATCATGTTGTTCTTGGATCTACTATTACATCAGGTCTTAATGCAACAAAAGCAAGAACTGATTTCTTATTAGATCAACTAGGGGGCAGCGTAGCTGCTGATTATAATGGTCCTGAAGTTACTGTCATATCAGCATTTAATGCACTCCATGGTTTATCCAATGCTGCGAGTTTAGATAATACATATCTAAAACGTTCTGGTATTAATAGTATGTTGGGCCAACTAAAGTTACATGAAAATGGTATTATCGCAGTCACGGATGTGACTACAACGGATGCCGCGGGGGTTGTTACAATCACACCGACATTTTGGCCATTAGTCTTCCATGCAGGATCCGCTACTAGTAATGAACGCATGCGGATTGAAACAAATGGTCGAATAGGTATAGGTAAATCATCTGGTATTAATTATAAACTTGATGTTGCGGGTGACATAGCGGGTACTAAATTAAGATATGGTATTGAGGATACTGATGATAGATATTTAAGAATTACTGCAGGAACTGCTCAAACTGTAGTAAACGACATCACATTCTCAGGTGTAGGTACATTTAGTAAGGAACTGATTATAGGAACTGAGAAAGTATTTGATTCTACAATCACTACTGGTCATACAATCACTGAGTGGGTACAGGATGTAATAGGCGGGGCATTTACTGACAACTCACTTGTGGGTGGTATAACATCAACATATAGTGACAGTACGGGCAAAATTTCACTAAGTATTACTAATAATGCCCATAATCATATATCTGCTAATATCACGGATCTTAGTGAAAATGTACAAGATATTGTCGGGCTAATGGTAGCTACTGCAAATACTCAATCAGGTATCACTGTATCATATACTGACAATGATGCTTCTGCAGGTATACTATCATTTGCTGTAGCTAATCCAAAATTAAGTATCTCCGGTCATGCTACCGGAGATAGCGTAATGACAGATTTAGGTGATACTGATATAGATATCACCATAAAGGATGAAGTTATAGAAGATATGGTCGGGGCTATGGTTGCGGTTGATGCGAATGCTCCGGACACTGGTATCACTGTAACATATAATAGTAATGATACCACTGTTAACAATGTTGTTACTGAGGGAAGAGGTAAACTAAACTTTGAACTAACTGCCAATCCCGCTATTAAATTACTTGGAGATGTAACTTCAGTAACAGCTACAGACGATACGGTGGCTGCATCTGTTACATTAGATAATTTAAAATCAGAGACTTTTAGTATACATACTAAAGTTGCCGATAACTCACATAATCATACAGCTTCTAATATCAGTGATTTTGAGGATTCAGTTCAGCTGATTGGGAAGAGTCTGGTTGAGGGAGCGCAAGAGTCTGGTATATCTGTTTCATATATTCCTAAAGTGGTGTCTACTAATTCATCAACAGGTGTGGTTACAACTACCGAGGCATACTATGGATTTGATGTGAATGATCCTGTATTCACATTCAATGGAGCTTTTGTACTAGCCCCATATATTAAACTTCAAGATGGCACCCTCTTAACCCTGCCCGAAGGTGATATTGGCAAGATGTCAAACCTAGGCGATACCATATTTACGACTACTCTGAATACGAATATAATTGAAGAGACTCACCTTAAATATAACTCGAGTACACCAACAGCACAACACACCGGTGCCATCGGACAGCACTTATTGTCAGATGGAAGTGCTGGGTTCAAATGGGGTGATGTCCCACCGGTGTTAACCCCAGGGACTGCTATTGCAATTAGTAATAGTAATGTTATTAGTGCCAATTACACCGCTGGGACTGGTATTATCATTAACGGTAGTGTTATTAAAGCCAATTACACCGCTGGGGCTGGTATTGCAATTAGTAATGGTGATGTTATTAGTACCAGTAGTATCAATTACACCGCTGGGACTGGTATTAACATTAACGGTAGTGTTATTAGTGGCAATTACACCCAAGGGACTGGTATTACCATTTCCGGTAATGTTATTAGTGCCTCCAGTGGTCAGTTGGTTCCATTGACAGCAGCACAAGTGAAATCCTTCCATCAAAGTGAATCTAACGTTTCAATTACTAATGGAGCCATTAGTACCATTACATCTAACGATATAGTATTAAAGGCAAGCAATTCTAAAAAAATAAAATTCGAAATTGGTACAAATCATGTGATGACGCATAAGATTAACGTTGTCGGCCGACCTGCTGTCGGAATAGGTATGACGGATCCAGTAGATGTGCTGGAAATATTGGGGCGTTTGGTTGTTCACCCTGACATCACCCAACAGCCCCAGGAAGGGGGTGAAATACTTTTAAAAGATGGTACTAACAATGACCTTGGGGACACTCTTGATGGATGGCATATTGATGAGTATTTTGGGGAATTTAGAGTTTTCTCACAGTCCATTGGCAACAGTGGCTATAATCCTATCACTATGACAGGTGGCATAGAGCAGCCTGGGACTCAAAAATTACGGATATCTGCAAATGGTCGTTTCATTGCAGTCGGGGTATATGAACATGTATCTGTGGGTGGTGATTTCCCGGTTACCATTACTACACAAGGTACAGTCCGACGGTCATCGTCATCGAGGAGATTCAAGAAAAATATTGAAACAATGGAGGATTCATACGCTGACGCGCTTCTTGATATGCGTCCGGTATGGTTTCGTTCTAAGATGGCGCCAGACAATACAGACCATGATACTAATCAAGCTAGGAATGCAGATTGGGGTTATTGGGGATTCATTGCGGAGGAAGTTGCTGAAGTTGATCCTAGACTAGCTTTGTGGGAAACACATAAGAATGTTGACTATTATGAAGAGGGCTCTACACGGCCAAAGTCAAAATCGGTTAAACATGATAAGCCTATAATCCAAAGTGTCGCTTACGACAGAATGATACCTCATTTAGTAAACTTAGCAAAAAGACAACGAGATGCTATCCAAGATCTAACTGCAAGATTAGAAGCACTTGAGAGCAAGTAATATAATAAGGTTGATAAATGTCAAATTATATAAATACATTATATAACATATAATACGGAACTAAAATGGCAATATACGCAAATTTAAGTATAGATCAGGGGTCTGATTTTACTGAAGAATTAAAGGTACGGGATGCTACTGGAGGTATTGTAGACTTAACAGGATATACTGTAAAATCTGAGATCCGTAGGCATCCGTCATCTGACACTAAGTATGATTTTGATTGTACTATTACCTCGGTCATACAAGGTTTAGTATCAATTCAATTAACTTCTACAGCTTCTAATCTTATAAAGCCCGGTAGATACCAGTATGATGTAGAAGTGAAGAAGGGTACAGTTGTCACTCGTATATTAGAGGGGCAAATAGAAGTAACCGCAGGAATTACAAGGAGTATATAGTAATGGCTATAATAGGCAGTTTTGGTAATGCTAACCCAGACACACTAATAGGAGGGTTTAGCAATTCTAACAATACAGGTGCTCTAACAGTAACATCAATCTCAGAATTACCATCACTGAGATTGAGTGAATTAATTGATGTAGATACATCATTAAGACAAGACGGATCGATCATAATGTGGGATATGTCCTCAGGATCATATAAAGTAGGTCCTATCATAGAGAACGCAAATGTGTCGGTAGTCGGAGGAAGCTTCTAGTATATACTAGAATCTTTTTCAATTTAATAATATATAACATCAATCAAATTCAATAGGAGACAGTAGTATGGCATCAGGTACTATTATAAAAACAAAATATTCCATCACCACTGCAGCACCTACAGACGGGTCGTTAGCAGTAGGTGAAATGGCGTATTCATTTACGTCAGACAAATTATTCATAGGTGATAATACTGCAACATCCGTATCAGAAATAATCGGTGGTAAGTATTTTACTGATAAATTATCTCACACACCAGGAACATTAGAGGCAAGTTCAGCAATATTAGTTGATTCGTCTAAAAAAATAGATGTATTAAATGTAGATGATATTACATTAGATGCAAATATTATATCAACTACTAATGCTAATGGCCATTTAATATTAAAGCCTAATGGTAATGGTCAAGTACAAGTACAAGCATTAACTTTAGCAGTTGTCGGGGACTTAACGGTTTCTGGTACAACTGTTACTACAGGTGGTTCTACATTAGGTAATCTTAATATTACAGGTAATACAATATCTGCTATTAATCCTACTAATGGTGATATTACATTAACACCTAAAGGGACTGGTGATGTAATACTTTCTGGTACTCAATCATTAATGCTACCGAAAGGTGGTAATATTGCCGCATTACCTGCTGATACAGGTAAAATTCGTTATAATACCCTAGATAATAGATTTGAAGGTGTTGTTTCTGGTTCATGGACAGGTCTTGGTGGTGTTGTCGATTTAGATCAAGACACTAAGATTACAGTAGAATCGAATGGCAATGATGATGATACTATAAGATTCTTTGTTGGTCAAAGTAATGTACCCACCGAAAAGGGTAACATTAATAGCACTGGTCTTAATATTAATGTTATTAATGAATTTACAGCAAATGCAGGAATACTATTATCAGATAATGTAAATATCGGTACAGTATCATCACCAGCCAATCTAATACTTTCTGGCAATTTAACTGTTGCTGGTACAACAACAACAATTGAATCAGTTACAACTACTGTAACTGATCCTGTAATGGAATTGGCCTCTGATTCGGGTACTGAAGCTGCTGTAACTGATCGTGGTGTTAACTTTAAGTATGGTGATGGTACTGCTATCCAGACTGGATTCTTCGGTATGGATATGGCAACCAAAAGGTTTTCATTCCAAAAAGTACTTGGAACTGGTGACACTGCAGCTGACGATAACAAATTTAATGCTCCATGGGGTGACGCACAGTTTAACTCCTTATTCTTATCAGGTGATATTTTTACAGGTTCAAGTAATGTTTCTGGTAATTCTATTATTACTGGTCTATCTACTATAGGTAGTACATTAAATGTTACGGGTGCAACTACTTTAGCAGCTACTCTCGGTGTTACGGGAATAACTACTTTATCTGCATTATTAAATGCTGATGGTGGTATTAACTGTAATTCTGGCAAGTTTGTTGTTGCTAACACTTCAGGTAATGTATCAACCGCAGGTACTTTAATTGTTACTGGTGCAACTACACTTAAATCAACGTTAAAAAGTGAAGGTGCAGTTGATTTTGATACAACCTTAAACGTTGATGGTAACACTACTCTTGGCGGAGCATTAACTGTTGCGTCAACAGTAGGTATTACTGGAGCAGTCACTTTGACTGCGGGTATATCAGTTGCAACCACTCTCGGTGTTACAGGTATTACGACATTAACTGGTCTATTACAGGCTAAGGGTGGTATTAACTGTGATTCTGGTAAGTTCATTGTCGCGGACACTTCAGGTAATGTATCAACCGCGGGTACATTAAATGTTGCGGGATCAACTACTTTAGCATCTACGTTAAGTGTTACGGGAGCAGCTGCTTTAGCATCGACTTTAATTGTTACTGGGGCAACTACACTTAAATCAACGTTAAAAAGTGAAGGTGCAGTTGATTTTGATACAACATTAAATGTTGATGGTGCTGTTACACATAAATCAACTACACATCTTGGATCATCTGCTCAAATGAAAATCACTGCAGCCGGTGTAATGACTCATGGTACTATTGAAGGTGTAGGTGTAATAATCGATTGTGGCACATTCTAAAAACTATAACACAATTTAGTGAGTAATTTGAAAGGGTCTTAATTGACCCTTTTTTTTTAATATAAATATATACATATAAGAGAGGGTATATACCATCTCATTTAAATCATAGAGAACCATATATATGGCCACAAAGATAAAGATAAAACAAAGTGCAGTCGTTGGTAAAATACCTAATTCTACAGATTTAGCACAAGGAGAATTGGCACTAAATACTGCTGACAAAAAGTTATACTCTAAGGATAGTGCAGGTAATATCTTTGCTATTGGTGGCTCAGGTGGTGGTAGTAGCTCATCTATTAAAGAACAAGAGTACATAGCAACTGCAGGACAAACAAGTTTTATGACTACAGGGGGTTATCTTACTTCTGATTACATTGAAGTATATGTAAACGGTATAAAACTACAAAATTCTATAGATTTCACTTATACCGATGGTTGGAATATAGTCCTAACTGATCCCGCAGATGCAGATGATGAGATAACATCTATTATAATTGGTCCAATATCGGTGACTGCTGTCCCTTGGACCGCAATCACCAATAAACCATCAACTATTGTTAACATTGTATCGGAATTAAATGGTAAAGTAGATGACTCACAAGTATTAACAAATGTGCCGGCATCTGCAGTATTTACAGATACAGAAACGACTACATCACTTTCAGTTGCTGCTAATATTCTTAAATATACAGATGAAGTTGGTGTTGTAACTAATATAGATTTATCATTATATCTTGATGATACTAATGCAGCATATATCAGTTCAGGTACATTAAATGGTACAACAGGTATAGCAACATTTAGTAGATCAGATTCAACAACTTTTAATGTTGATATGTCGGCATTCTTAGATGATACTGTATTATCTGATGCTGATATAGCTGCGATGGGTTATATAAAAGTTGATACTCAAGTAACAGTAAATAATACGTTAACATCAACCTCAACAACTCAAGCACTTTCTGCTAAACAAGGTAAAGTACTTCAAGACTCTAAAGTAGCTAATTCAAGAGTATTGACAGATGTGCCATCAAATGCATTATTTACAGACACAGCATACACCAAACCCGCATCGGAACCAATCTCTTACATTAATGGTTTACAGAGCGAGTTAGACGAAAAAGCAACAATAAATGACGTAATATCATTAGCAATAGCATTAGGATAGGACACTAAAACATGGCAAATACATTTTTAAGAAACACATCAAACGCAATTGGAACAACATATACTACAGTATACACTGCTCCTGCAAATACTACTGCTATTATTCTTGCTGGAACCATTGCTAATACATCAACTTCTATTTTAGTTAATACAGAAGTTATTGTTAATAATGGTACTGATGATATTAATATTATAGGGACTTCTACACCAATACCTGTAGGAACTGCACTATCTTTTGTAGATGGTAAACTAGTTCTTCAGGCAGGTGATGTATTAAAAGTTAAAGCCTCAGTTGCAGGGCAATTAGATGTTTATATATCTTTAATGGAGATGACTTAAAATGGCAGGTTATGTAGGTTTATCAAATCCAGTTTCTGTTATTGATCTTGTACAGGGTTATGGAATAGCTGATAATGCAATAACAACTGATAAGATAGCAGATGGTTCAATAACATCAATTAAATTAGCATTGACTGAGGACTGGGGATTAATAACAGGTAGTCTAGATGCTACTACAGAAGATTTTGGGAGTGTAGCATAATGGCTAAACAGGTACAATTTAGAAGAGGTTCCAACACAGAAAATGACACTTTTACGGGTGCTGTTGGTGAGATTACTGTAGATACTACTACTAATAGTTTAAGAGTTCATGATGGAACTACCGCAGGTGGTACTGCTCTGAGCTCATATACAAAACCTGCGGCTGAACCTATCAGTTATATTACAGGACTTCAAACAGCCCTTAGTGGCAAAGTAGATGACTCTCAGGTATTAACTAATGTGCCAGTGAATGCATTATTCACAGATACAATAGGATTAAGTTCTATAGGTGGAACAATGACTGATCATATAATACCTGATCTAGATAATGGGTATGATATTGGTTCAGCAGAATATAAAATAAGAGATTTATTTGTATCAGAGAACTCACTTTGGGTAG